GTCCGCGTGTTTGGCAATGCGGGCCGCGCTGGCCTTGGCGGCGGCTTCCACCGCCTGGGTCAGCATCGGGGTGACGGCATCCAACACGGCTTCGGCCACCAGGCTGCCGTCCTCGCAGAAAGCCAGGCTGGATACCCCGGCAAAGAATACATCCGATACCGGCGTGCCGAAGATGTAATCAAACCAGTGGCGCACCTGCCTGTCCCACTCCACCAGATCCTCGGGGCCGGTCACGGGCGCGGCCGTAATTTCGGCAATCTTGGCGCGTGCTTCCTCCATGCGGCCGGCCAGGCCGATGTCGGAGGGGTTGAAGCGGATGGTGCCGATCAGGGTGCCGTCCGCATCCTTGACGTCATAGCTTTTTAAGCCGCGGTCAATGTTCAGCTCCATTGGTTATTCCTCCGTGAAGGTGGGCACGCCTGCCGCAATGGTGCAGGTGCCCAGCGTTTTGTTGTTGGACAGGTGTACGTTCATCGGCATGCCGACGTAATCGGAGCCGCCCAGGCTCTGGGGCACGATGGTGCAGCCGGTGTGCTTTTCCGCCGTGAAGGAGCCGGAAGCAGCCCCCAGGAAGCAGTGGACGTGCAGCACATCAAACATGCTCAGCTCGCTTACAGCGTTGCGGCGCTCAATGTCCAGCAGCTTGGCGCTCAGCTTCTGGCCGCCGCGGATGGTGCAGGGGTCCAGGTCAAGCTCCGGCTTTGCGGCGCTCACGTTCACGTCCGTAATGCCCAGGATGTCGGTCACGGTGTCGGTGTCGTGGTTGTATTCCACGCTTGCGTCCTCAACGCCGCGGCCCAGCAGTTCCCAGGTTTCAGTACCGGAACCGCCGACGTCCACAAAGATCATGTCCAGTTTGCGGTCAGCTTTTTGGCCGGCGGTCAGGTTGATAGCAGCTTCTGCCATGGTTATTCCTCCTCAAGATAGAGTTTGATTTGTAATTGATAGCGGGCCGCGTTGGCATCCGCCCCGGTGGGCACACCGGCGTTGGATGCCGTGATTTTGGTCACGCGGTACCCGCTGACAGCGGGGTAGTTGTGGGTGCGCTCCTGCCCGCGGATCCAGGCGGAGAGCGCGGCGAAAAAATCAGCTGCGTCCAGGTTGGGCTTCAGCTCCCGTCCAAACGGCAGCTGCGCCACAAAGGTCAGGTTGTATTCGGCAAGGTCGTACCCCAGCACGTCGGTGCGGTGGCTCTCGCTGGCCGTGCGCAGGGTGTATTCGGTCGGCTCTGCGCCCAGGTAGTTGGCGTTGAACAGGTCCTGCTTGTTGATCAGCGGGCACTGTGCACGCATCCAGGCGCGGGTGGCATCCAGTACGTTCATCTTCCGGGTCTTCCTCCTGCCAGGGCGGCGGCTTCGCGGATGACGTCATCCTTGTGTTCGGCCATGGCCCGCTCAAACCAATAAGCGCCCCGGTCCGGCGCGCCGTTGTAGGTCAGCGGGCGGCCGGTGGGGTACTTGTGGGGCGGGCTGAAAAAGCCTGCCAGCTCGCCGCCCTCAAAAATGGGAATGTTGGGGCCGTACACCTCGCCGTAGTACAGGTAGCGCGCATAGGGCGTGGCGTACACGATCATGCCGTCCCCGATGGCGCTTGCCATGATGGCGCTGTGCTTGAGGGTACCGGTGCGGAATGGCACCTTGGGGTCACAATAGCGGATCACCGCTTCGTCCACCGCCTTCTGCACTCTCCCGCCCGGTGTCAGCCCCCGTTTTTCCAGGGCATCAGAAAGGGCGGAAAGGTCAAGGCGGGCATCATATTTCAGCCCCATCAGCTTGCCTCCACATACCAGTGCGGCGCGGGGTGGCCGCGGTTGTCGTGGATGTTCAGCACGGTGGCGGTCACGGTGCCGCAGGTGATCTTGTCGCCGGGGGCAATGTCCAGCCCAGCGGGGGCGGCGCTTTCCGGGATGCGGCATTTGTACACCCGCGCCGCGTGCAGGCCGGTGGAATCCACGGCGGTCTTTGCCTGCCCGTACCAGCTCACGCCGGTCAGGGTGGTTTCTTCTTTCACGTCCCGGTCGGCATCGCCGTCATAGTGCAGGTGGGTCAGGGTCACGGTCTGGTCACAGCCGAACAAGGGCCGCACCTCCCATCCCGGCCCGCATAGCGCAGCGGATGGCTGCGCGGCAGGTAAATATCCGCGGCCGCCTGCATGTCTGCCGTGTACTGTGCGGTCAGGGCGGCAGTATTCAGCGTTTCGCTGTAGCCGTCTGTGTTAAAGGCTGCCAGGCCGGGGCGGCTGCGCTCATCGGCCTTGGCGGCCTGGTAGCGGGCGGCAACATCCGCCAGCGCGCAAGCCGCCAGCTTTACGGTATCATCCACCGGCGCCCCGCACTTCAGGCGGCCAAATGTGATGCTGTCCAGATAAGCGCAGGCTTCCCGCACGGCGGGCATCCACTGCCCCTGGGTGGTGATCAGGGTGCCGCAGTAGGTGCCCTGATAGTCGGTAAAATCAGCATACATGGCAGCCCCCTTACTTGGATGCAGGCAGGGTGACGGCAACCGGTACGGCGGCTGCGGCAACCGTTACGGTGCCGGTCTGCGGGCGGTAACCGTCTGCCTTGACGCTGTAGGGATATTCACCGGCGCGCAGGTGGAACACGGCGGTGCCGTCAGTGCCGGTCAGGCGGATGGCACCGTTCACATTGACAGCTGCACCGGCAATGGCATTGGGGGAGCTTTCGGCATTATCCTTGACGGTAAAGGTCACAGTCTGGTCGGTGTAGGCGGTCGCGGCGTCAATGTAGGCAAAGGGCACGTTGACGCGGTTCTCGTTCATGCGGGTGGCGGGGTTCGGCATAGCCCAGCCCATGCGGAAGGTAACGCGCAGGGCAATCATGTCCTGCTGGGCCAGGTTGAAGATGATGGCCTTGGTGCTGGGGTCCTGGATCACGGCCTGGTCCAGGATCTTGACGTCCACATCCTGGCGGATGGCGTACACCAGCTGCTTAAAGTTGCCGGCCACCATGCGGGCAACGCTGGTATCAAAGCTGCCGTTCTCCGGGAAGTAGATCGGCGCGCCGTCCAGGGCATAGGGAGTGGTGCCCTGCATATCGCTCTTGTACAGGGGGTGGCCGTTGGTGTCCTTGATGCCGCGCAGGGACGCTTTGGCACCCATGGCAGCCACAACGCCGTCCACGGTGTAGCCTGCATCCTCCACCTTGGCAAACAGTCCGTTTTCGCCCAGCAAGGAATCATAGCTGATGCCGCCGGAAACGTTGTTGCCGGCCTGGCGGGCAACGGTGATAATGTCGTTCTGCCACTCTGCCGGGCGGTTGATGCCGAACAGAATGGCCTGGTCCACCCGCAGGCCGATGGCTTCGTTGACACGCGGGGTCACCTCGCCCAGGATGTCAAACTCAGCATCAGCCAGAACGGCTTCGGGGATGGGGACAATGACTGCCAGCTCACCGGCGGTCAGGTAGACGTTTTCCCACGCCTGGCGGGAAGTCTGCTTATAGCCGGTATCGCCGTTGACCCAGTAGGCCAGCGGCAGCATGGAAAGCACCGGAATGCGGGTCTGCTTGCTGGTCATGTTGGGCAGCTTGCGGCCCAGCTGCATCACAACGCTCTGCTTGGGGGCATCCTGAAAAATGGTGCTGACAACCTGCTCACGGATCAGGGCTTCAGCGCGGGAACGATCAATAACATTGGGCATGGGTTATTCTCCTTTCATTTGCCAAACGCGGCACGGATCGCCGCATTTGCTTCTTCGCGGCCGGTGGCGGCTGCCGGGGTGCCGGTAGCACTGGCCACAATACGCGCGGGCTTGGTATCGGCGGCAAACGCGCCGGGGTCATTTTCGCGGTAGGTCTTTACAAAGTCGTCAAAGCCCAGCAGGCTGTCCCCCTGCAGGGGCAGTTTCTTGGCGGCCAGGTCGGCCATAAATGCTTTTTTTGCGCTGGCGCTGGTAAAGTGCAGCCCGGCGGCTGCATTCTGAGCGGCATAGCCTGCCTGCAGCTCGGCCACTTTTGCGTCCGCCGCTTTCTGAGCATCGGTGGCTTTCTGCTGCCAGTCGGGGTCATAGCCTTTCAGCTTGGTGTTGGCTTCGTCCAGCTGGGTGCGGATGGCATCACGCTCGGCTTTGGCGGTCTCAGCGGCCTGCTTTTCGCGGTTCACGTCCGCGCCGTTTATGGCGAACACGCGCTGCACCTGCTCATCATTCAGGCCAAGGGCTTTGAGATCTTCGGTTTTCATGGGTGTTACCTCCTGTGTAGGGTGTCAGATAGGCGTTTTTAGGTGGTTGCCGTCACCGTCTGTGCGGCTGTGTAAGCCCTGCCGCAACCGGGCAAAAGGGTATAAAAAGTGCCCGCGTTCCCCTCATGCAGGGCAAGCAGGCATAAAAAAACCACGGCGCAGAATTTGCATCGTGGTTGAATGTTTAGGGGTTATTCAGGCAGTTCACCCAGTTTTTTCAGAATGTCGTAATATCCGCGCGCAGCCAGCTGAGAAGGTGGGGTGTTTCCGTCAAGCACAATATAACCTTCAGGCTCATCATACTGCGGGTCAATCGGGTGCTCTTTGAGATAGTTTTTCATATACTCAATCTTTTCCGGCGTAATAATGCACGCCATATTGCTGCACCTCCTCAAAAAATGCGTTCATGAGATTCCAAACTTGCTCATTAGTTTTTGCTTTGTCTGCGGCATCACTCAATTCTGACGCGGCCAACTGAAGAGCTATTTCATTGGTATTTGCAGTACGCTCGATTGCAAAAATGTTTCCGTCATTGCCCACCGCAGTAAGCAGCTTGAGTGATGTATGTTTAGCAAAGGCGCGTAAATCATCAGGTGAAAACGTCAGCCCACTGGGGTGCGAGTGTATTACAATGCAGTCAACATTTGGAACCTTGATCTTTACAGGCGTTCCCGGTTCAGAACTTTCCTTGTAACCGCCCAGCGGCTGCATATCCAGCCCATAGCAGCGGGCCTTTTCTATCCCAAGCGGAACCTTTCGGGCTTCCAGCAGCAGCTTCTTGTGCGCGTTGGCAAGGGCGCGGCTGCCCGCGGCGTCCAGCGTCTCACAGGCAAATGGCTGAATGTGCTGAATGCTCTGGATGGTAATCTCCTTGTACCCCAGGCTGATTTCTTTCAGTGTAGCATTGTTTTGGGCGGATTGCAAGGCACTTGCCGCCGCATCCGCCTGCCTCGCTTCCCTTTGCCCAAAGCCCGGTACCTTCGCCCTTGCGCCGTCCAGCCTCCCCCCGGTTTCCTCCAGGAAGGCACTCAGCTGCTGCCGGGCGGCTTTCAGCTTGGTGGCGCTTTGGCTGGCATCCACCCCGGCGGCGGTTTCGGCCAGGTAACGGCGCTTGTACCGGCGCACCTTGCGTTCCAGTGCCCGCTGCATCTGGGTGATCTCGTACCGGGTGTACAGCCCGCCGCCATAGGGAGTATTGCGGGCGTCCAGTTCGGCCAGGCGTTCGTCCGTGTAGTTGCGCACGGAGATGCCGGGGTAGAACGGGTAAAAGTTGTGGCGGCAGTTCCAGCCGCACAGGCCCGGCCCGGTGCCGTAACCGGTAGCGGCTTCAAAATCCTCGTACCGCTCACCGTCCTGCACCACAGCGCCGCCGCGGTGGTAAACCCTGCCCTGCCACACCGCATGGGTAGGGCGGGCACCTTCGTGGGCGGGCACTTCCACAAACTCGCAGTCCATCTCTTCCATGCGGGCCAGCTGCAATATGCGGTCAAAAGCAGGCATAAAAATACCACGGTGCAGAATTTGCAT